GTCAAAATCGGAGCACATCCAGATTACCAAGTCATCGCCAACGAACCCGCCGCCATTGTCGCCGCTGTAGTGAGAGTGAAGGAAAAACGCACATGACGAAGGCGTATGAAGAAAACCGAATCAGAAGAGGAGAACTGAGATGAGTGACGCACCGGAACGGATTTGGTTGCAGCACGGCGATCCATACAATGCGTTTGATGAAAACACGTGGTTCAGTGAGCCGGTTGGTGAAACAGAGGCCGAAACGGAATACCTCCGCGCCGATCTGATTGACGCCCTCCTGGCCGAAGCGGTGCGGGAGGGGATAGGGGTTGCGGCGAAAGCAGCGTTCAATGCATGTCGCGCATCGCAGTCGGGTTATAAAGACGAAAATTCACGGCTACTACAGCGGGCCGAGAGCGAAATGCTGCTTGAAACTCAGAAAGCGATCAGGACCGCCGACGAAACCGCCATTGCTGAGGCCGTGGAAAGAGTGAAAAGGACAAAAGATGAGCACAATTCAACCAATCTATGATGCCAGCATTTATCACGCTGGAAAATGGTCACCAACGCCGATCATTGAAGCTGCACCAGTTCAAGGCGAACTCTGGCCTATTCTCGGTGCAGTCGTTCTTGTTACTGCACTTATTCTACTTTTTGATAGTGGAGGTGAAAATGGAAACGGAAAACCATATTCTCCACCTCCAGAAGTTGTTCCACTTGGATCTTCTCTTTGGGCTATGCTCACAGCAATATTAGCTTTCATATTTATGAATAGGAGAAAAGTCAAATGACTGAATTACAAATTGAAAATGGAATTCCAATTCCAACTCTAAATACACGTGGAAGAAAAGGTATTTATCCTTTCAAAAAGATGGAAATTGGCCAATCATTTTTTGTTGAATCAAATGGAAATATACTTACGACAAGAAGTCGTGTATGTGCTGCGATAGGTCGAGCTCAAAAACTTCTTGGTTGGAGATTTACATACAAATCAAATTCAGAAGGTGTTCGTGTATGGAGGACAAAATGAAATTGTCATATAAACTGTCACGGTTTATACTGTAATCTCATAGCAAAAGGTAAACAAAATGAAAAATCCAGAAGTAGAAGGCTTCGTTCTTTTAGTGCTGAAAAATGCAATCAAGATGTATGTCAATCATGGCATCAAAGCAAACCGCACATATACTCCTAAGAATATGCTGTTGAAAGCAGGTGAAATCACAGGAAAATCCTATAAAAGAGGAGAATTACCTGTAGCTCTTGCTGACCTTCAATCAAAATATGACGAGATCCTTGCAGCGCAGCAGAAAGAAGTCGATCATCAAGTCGATTTCCAGTATCACCACATTGGGAGGGACTGACATGACTCGTTATGTGAGTGCAGAAGCATTGAATACTGATGACTTCGGAGACAAATTCACTCATAAAGTCGGTGAAGTTGTTTATGATGCAAAAACTCGTCACGGTCCTTGGGCTACAATGACACAGCGTTCTTTTGATATGAATGGACCCAAGAGACTTGGAACTGGTTTCGGTCAGAAATATGTTCGCAATGAACTTGGTCAACTTCACAAAGTAGAGGGCTGATCATGATGTGTCTCAATTGGACGACAGGTAGAGGTGATTCACGTCGTGATCCAAGATTTGCAGAACAGGAGTTGCATCAATGAGTTATGGATTATACAACTGGAGCTTTGAAAATCTAAACATTTATAATGATGTTAAAGATGAACCAAAGTCAGTTGATGTTGAATTTCAACTATGCTGCACAAATGTCGGTTATAGACCATCTGGTCTATTTGGTCCACCAGAACTGTATGATCCAGGTGAACCACCTACTTGGGAAATCAACACAATTGAGATTGTGTTTGATACTGTGAAAACTCTGAAAATCACAGAAGAACAGTTTGGTCAATTGTTTCCTGATGGGGATGATATGATCAATAATGCTATTGAAGCTGCGATAGACAATGGAGTAATAGAATATGACGAAGAATAACACTCAGAAAAATCTTACTACTAAACAAGTAGTTGAGATTCATGGCTTTTTGTCAGAAGTTATTAATATAATTGATAGCCAGAATCATAAATATAAAACTGGCTGGACAGACAAGCGTGTGTCTGAAAAATTCAAAACTTCACCATATCAAATTAGCAGAGTTCGTCGTGAAAATTTTGGTGAACTTCGTGCAACACCGACTTCAACAACAGCTTCTCAATTAGAAGCTCGTATAACTGAACTTGAAAAGAAAGTATCAGATCTTATAAGTTTTGTTGAACAGAACTTTCAGCCTGAATATGAAGCAGTGAAGTCATAAATTCAAAGAAAGGCAACTCTGGTGAATTTATTTATATTAGATGAAGATCCTGTCATTGCTGCTGCTGGACTAGATAACAAGCGTGTCAGTAGTGCTCTCAGAGAAGCAAACCAAATGATGTCTACAGCCGTGCTCAGAACGCCTCAGAGTGGCATGGAAATAGGGCCGGGGTTAGGTTGCGCACCAACCCACCAAGACCATCCAGTGACGCTCTGGGTAGGCCAGACAATTGGGAATTTTACTTGGTGCTACGAATATGCAATGGCATGTATAAATGAGTGGGAGTTGAGATACGGAACAACACATGCGAGTGGAATACGAACCCCATACATATGGACATTTAGGAATTGCATACCTGATGGTCCCCTGCTATCATTTCAAAATAGTGCAAGACATGAAGGATTGGGACTCGATTTCACTCATCTGCCAGTTCCATATTCTTATAGGACATATCTACAAGAAAGATGGCTGACAGACAAACGGGCTCCTTCCTACAATAATAGGGAATGGCCAAAATGGGCGAATTGGAACCGAGAAGCATGAGAATCGCATCTGGACTTCGCGTTGGGTTTTGGAAACAGAACAATAACTATTTCGAGGGAAGTCCATTCGTGCCCAAAGGATATTATACCGGACCTGATCTCGGAGACCACATACCTGGAACTTTACTTGAACAATCTTTAATGGAAGGAACACTACGTTTTCGCGTCGGTGTTCTTTTCCGTCCTGACTTAGGTAAGAGGCAACGCCTAGAAACAATTCTCATACTTGAGAACTGGATACCTGAGATGTTCGAATATGAAGATTGGTCGGAAGATTTAGCAATGGAGGCTTGATTATGACTGTTTATGTCGATGATAAGGAAATTCCTTTAGGGAGGATGAAGATGTGTCATGTCGCTGCTGACACACGAGAAGAACTACAAGAAATGATGAAAAAGTTGGGAATCAAACTAGAATATATCCAACAAGAAGGCACATGGCGAGAACACTTTGATATCTCTCAAATGAAGAGAGCTAAAGCTATCAAACTTGGTGCAGTTGAAGTCACCAGTAAAGAGCTTATTAAAATCTTACGAGACAAATAGAATTTATCTTTTAAAGCCTTAAGGTGTAACCTAATGGTAGGCAATGGTGCCTATCAATGAGGTGAACAATGAAGTCTCTACAAGAAATAGAGCGTGATAAACTCCGGATGGAAGTTTTAATGCTTGAGCATCAATGCACTATGTATGTCCAAGAAAAAAGGTTTGACAGGGCGGCAGAACTTGCTGAGATTGCTCGCAAAAAACGCAGCAGAATAAACAAAATCACTATTGAGCGTATGCTCGCAGAACTGGAGTAATTTACATGAAGAAATTTTATATTGATGTTGGTGTTGTCACCGACAATGAAGCTCATCCAAACGCCAAAATTGGTGATACTGAATATCGATTCACGGATGACATGGACAGTCCAAGTTTTTCATATGATTACGTGTCATTGGAGAAAGGTATTGAAGAGAATTCTCCAGCAGTATTTATCTGGGTTCCTAAAGTAAGAAAAAATTTACGCCGAACTATGCAGATGAATGCGGAATTACCACAAAGACAACGTGATGTCCTTATCCTGAAAGGAATGATTTAGTGGCTTTGTCTCAAGCCCAAAGACAGCAGATCGAATCTGCTACAGAAGCTGCTATTATGACAATCTCTCTTGCAGGAGATGATTTTGTTAATGTTCTTATTTCAGTTATCCTAGACAGCACGTTGTCTGATAATGAAATAGAAGAACTTGGAAATCGAATTGGAAGAATTCCACAAGAAAGGCTTCGGAGATGAATACATTTTACATCGCAGCAACTGATCGCATGTCTTGGGGTCGTGGAATAACAGAATGGGAAGCAATTGCTCATGCTTTATCACATGGTGGAATTGGAACTAAAACTCTTGTCATGTTTGAAATCAATTGCCCTGATGGTTCATTAGAGACTGATGTCAGAGTTAACGAAATGGGAAGTATTGCTGCTCCAAAAGGAAGCGAGATTAAACAAACTTCACAAATAATCAATGTTTTTACATTGAATGAAAAATTTATCACCTACAAAGATATGGTCCAAGAACTCCTATATCCGGATGAAGAAATAGGCTAATAGAATTTGTCTTTGCAAACCTCCCGTGCAATTATACAGTATAAGGCAACCCTAACCAAGAGGTGAACAAAATGAAAATAGATTACTTACCAACCGAAGACGACAATAGCTACACGATGTTCGCTTATTTCGATAAAGAAAAGAACAAAGTCGTCTGGGCTGGCATTTCAAACAATAACAGCATGATGAATGACATAATGGTTGACAGTGGCTATGCACAATTTCTAGTTTTTAGAAAAGATAAATGTGTGATCATAGAAAGCTGTGGATGGTATTCACCAGAATTCAAATTCAGATTTGAGATTACTGATACTCCAGAAAAAGCTATCTGTTTAGCGTCTTTCGCCGCAGATATGATGGATAGACTTGATGCAGAGTCCTTTTGATCCTTACGATGCAAGCCCCGAAGCAGTTGCATGGAGAAAATGGAATAAGAAAGTGATGCGTCCTTATGTCTGCAAACTTCCGAGAGATTATTGGTGGTTGAAATGGATAGCCATCTGGTTAGCGGCTGTAGCAGTAGCAGCAGGAAGCCTCTGAGCGCGCGTAGAAGGCACCCTAGAGGCGCATGGAACAGCCCTGCGGGCGGTGGCTTGGTAACACCCGCAAAGGAAGCTCTGGGACCGTTCATAGTGGGTCTACCTTGCCCACAAGAAGGCTCTAAAATAGTGATTTCGGAATGAGCCGAGAAATCTGTTATAGAGTTGGTTCTGTGGGTTCGGAGTGATTCCTTTCCATTGTGGCGGGTCAGAAATGGCTCGCCACAATGTGACAAATAGATATTGTCTTTGGCACGTTCTCGTGCAATTATGCAGTATGGCAACCACAAACCAAAGGGGAATGAAATGGACTACCTCAGCGAAGAAATCTCGATTTATCAATGCCAGACCTGCCTTGCAGCAGGTGAAAAGCATTTTTGGGTTGATGACCCTCATGTTGGCCTGTTCTGTGCAGAGTGTGGTAAAGAAGTAAAATACTCTCACTCACGCCCAGCGACTTGGTGGTCAGTAGGTGTTTATGAGATTGAAAGAGTATATGGTGGACCTAAAAAGGGTGGCCGGTTTTACACTACCGGAAACATCATTAAAGAATGGCTTGTAAGAGGCTTCCAAGATATGGATGAAGCTAACAACTACCGCTATGAGCTTGATGAAATGATGAAACATAAAGATAACATTGATGTTCGTTGTTTCACTGAAAAACTTCCTTATCGTAGGTTTTCCGAATAAAAACCATTCTATTGCTGAAGGAGAAGCAGATGAATACCGAAACCAGACTCTGGTTTACAGATACAAAGAGTGGAAAGAAATCGTTGATGGCAACGATCACTCCAACAAGCAGGTTCAAAACCTCAAGCCAAAAGGAGTTGAAAGAACTCCTGAAGACAAAAACATTTCAAGAAGTCTGTGAAGCTGCCAAATCAATTGTCTGTTACTGAAAGCTAGACTTTGTCAGCCCTACCCTCGCATTGTATTGTATGGGTAGGGCAACACACACAAGGTGAGATCTATGTTTGACGACTTACTTACAATTTTCAGCGGTGTTCGTGTAGAACATGTCGGGCGTGTTTATTGCAAGACCGATAAACATCTCATTGCTTTTGATGCGTTCAATCAAGAGTTTCTGCTTTGGAATACAGTAGATCCTCTTGCTGCTGAACTCGTTGACCCTCAATCTTTCGATACACTGGAGGAGTTGAAATGTTCAATCTAAATAAAAACGATATCGCCAGATGTGGTAAAAATATCGGTATCACTATTAAGTGGGATGGTAGTGAATTCCAAGTTTATCCGAAAGGAACTGGTCCAGAGCATGATGAGTCATACTTCACGACAAATGGTGAAGATGCTTTAAGAACTGCTCTCAGGATGGTTCAAAATAAAGAAGTTGGTTCTGTTCGTGAGTTTATGACTACAGAAGAGCTTGATATTCCAACAGTAGATTTCTGGATGGTTGAAGATGGGTATGCAGAGCATCCTATCGGAGATCGTTTATATGCTGTCGGAGATAATGTGTATCGTGTCGAGTATTCTGATGGTATAATCAAATACTACTTCTCTCTTAAAGAAGCACTAGAAGGATCACCAGAATGAGAGCAATCTTAATCAATCCGTGGTTTAAATCAATCACTGAAGTCGATATTGGCGGAGACAATGATATTGAGAAGCTACTCAACAATCCATTAGGACCAAAAGTCTATGTGTTCACATGTGGAATGATGTGGCCTAATGGTGACACTCTTTATATCGATGACGAAGGACTTCTCAAACCTGGAGGTAGAGCATTCACAATCCATACAGATGATGGAATAAAAGCTCTTGTCGGAAACGCCCTTATCTTGGGTTCTGATGAAGAGGGAAACAGTGTGGACGTGAAAGCCACGCTAACTGAAATTCAAACACTGGTTGACTGGCCATATATGGTGACAACATGAGATACAAAGAAGAATCTTTAGCTGTGATTGGGAAAATTTCCAAAAGCGAGAAACTCAGGCTCTTATCAATTCTCCTGGAGACTATGGCTTCGGAGATCCGTGAATACATTGAGGTTATTCTCAATATGCAGACAATTCACGATAGCCCCGATACTCTTATCGAAGTTCTTTATGAAATGGCTGGAAAGAAAGTTCCAATTGATGTGCTTCAATGACAGCTGAATTTTTTATGCGACTATCTGTAGGAATTCTTATATGTGGAGTTGTTCCTGCATGTCTGGTGTATCTCATCATACATCACTTAGAAATTACATGGCTCAACATTTTCCTAGTATCAGGATTAGAGAGCCTTTTCGTATTCCTTGCGTGGGAACTCGGCAAATGGGTAAGGGAATCCTGGAATGAGTGAGAAAGAAGTGAAGCTCCTCTATCAAGAGCTCGAATTCAGGTTTGTTCAATTTCAAGTTGAACTCGTAGCCCAAAGAAATGAAGAGGCTGAGCTTGCCGAAGCTCGTATCCATTATCTGATCGAAGAGATCCTCAAACAATTGCGAGTCCACGCCTCCGACATCATCTCAAACACTGAGTTCGCGAGCCTCCTTTCGCAAAAACTTCAATAGGGCATTGGCTTCTTTCTTGGGAACACTTGTGATTCCTTGATATGTTGATCGACTTTCCTTTCGGGATACTTGACCAACAATTCGCGCCAATCTGGCTCTTTCATTACATACAAGATGTTATCCGAGACGAGTGGTGTCTCATAAAGATTTAAATATTCTTTTTCACTTGATGTTGCTATCTCGTCAAGTGCATCTTGCATAATCTGTTGCATGTCCTCATATGTGTGCTCTTTGGTGATTTCTTTATTCACCTGCATCCAGTGAAATAACGGCGCGCAGATCTGCCACTCCAATCCGTAAGTTAGGTCCATGGGATTACGAAAGATATAGGTCATCGAAACTCCTAAACCTTTCCTGTTCCTATTCTTTAGAACTCGTGGTTCATAAAGGACTGAGTTCACAACTGCATGTCCCATTGATGTTTTGCTTGATGTGTTTCTAAGATCTTGAGTGAAAAAGCAATAATCATAAACGTCTCCGATCTTTGCTCCAGATGGGATTGCTCCTTCTCGGGCGGCTCTGTATAGTCTTAGGACTGCAACGAGATGGTGGATAGAGTAAAATCGTGGAAATCTGATATGATCTTTAGGCTGAGTTCTATACCAGAGAATTCCTTCCTCATCTACTTCTGGGCGGGATGGTTGAGCCTTGTTGAACATATCTACTCCTATAAGTATGGTTAGGTATGGCTGAACCTATATAGGTCTTATTGTTCATTTGCAATGGGTTAAGCGTCGCGATAAGACGTTAATTTGTTAAGAAGCTTGACCACCAGTTTTTTTGTGGTAAGCCCAAGGCAGGCGGCGGGAGGTTGCTGTGGTCTGCTGGGTTTTTAGTATGGTCAGACTTCTTATCTCTTTACTTCTTTTTATAAAGAAATAGAATATAATATTACCAATAAAAACAAGGGGTTGAGGGATAAGAAGCTTGACCATACTTTATTTGATATAGACTCAGTATAAACTGTGGGAATTTAGGGCTGTTATTTCTGTTTGGGTTGAGATAACCTGTAAAGCGAGAGATCTCGTCTCTTTCTTCATCATATGAATGCAGGTGATTAATGATGACTGACGAATACACACAAGACACATATGACAATAATAACGTGAGGAGGAGACCAATTTCACTCCTGGATAGAAGATCAAAACCAGTAGTCGTGGATTACCAGGATGAGGATGGAGAGTGGCGACGTCGGATAAAAATGTCCCGGATAAAATTTGGGGATACAGAAAAAGCCATATTCTTGGAAGAATACCGGAAGTGGGGAAGAATGGGAGAGAGCGCCGCTAAGGTGGGAGTCTCGACCCAATGTGTCCGAGCTCATATACACGAAGATGAAGAATTCGCCGAAGCTCTCCTGATTGCTGAGGAAGAGTATCGAGAGAAACTCATTGGGCATCAGCAAGATCTTGTCTTTAATGGGACGATAAAGAAGAGTTATGATAGAAATGGTAATCTCGTTTCTGAAGAGACAATTTATCCGATTCGTCTCATTGAACTAGAATTGAAGAAGCATGATCCTGGATATAGAGAGCGCCAAGAAGTCTCTGTCAATCATTCTGGTGGTGTTCTAGTTGCTCCAGCAGAAATGTTGTCAATTGATGATTGGGAAAAGAAATTCCAGAACATGAAAAATGTCACACCGGATCCTCTCTTGATAAATGTTGAGGATGAAGACGATTGACCGAGTAGATCAATCCTAAAATCGGCCGAGTGAGTTTATCCGAGTCGTCATCCTCCTTTCGTCAGATGATTTATATTATCATCTTC